GATGAGCAGGAAGCGACGAGAATGATTTTATTAAGTCCAGAAACTACTCCAGAAAAGATTCAAGAAGCGATTTTAAAAAGAGTAGAGAAAGAAAGCGACCCAGCGGCTTATAGTGCCTGGTTAGAAAATGATGAGAGAAGAAAAGAGTTGAAAAAAAGAATACAAGCAATAAAAGGCGCCAAAATTAGATATGTCATAATCCCACAAACTGAAAAAATATATAAACAGTTTTTATCAAGATATAAATTTCTGAAACCTAGACATACCCGAGATATCTCCCGCTTAATGTCTTTAATTAAATCCTTGGCCCTGCTCAACCTTTGGTGTCGTGAATATAAAGGAAGAGATATTATTGCAAATGAAGACGATATAGATGAGGCTTTTAGAATATGGGATAAAATCTCTGAAAGCCAAGAGCTTAGTATCCCGCCTTATATTTATCGATTATATCAAGAAGTTATTATCCCGGCCTGGAAAGAAAAGGGAGATTCTCTTTCAAGGCAAGAAATAATCCAGAAACACCTTGAAGTGTATGGAAGACCATTACCAGACTGGCAATTAAGGCGACAGATTCTCCCAATGCTTGAAAGTGCGGGTTTAATTATGCAAGAAAGCGACCCAGATGATAAGCGAAGAATTTTAATTTCTCCTGTTTATTTTTATGAAAAAGAAAACAAACTATAGGGAACAGTATGGTGGGGTAATGATAATCAGCATAAAAGATACTTGTTACCCCACCACCGAGTTCCCTATATCAAATATAACTAAAAATTATGGAAGTAAAATATGTTCAAATTAGAAAATTAAGATTTTCCGAGTATAACCCGCGGGCTTTAACTGAAAAAGAATTTAATGATTTGAAAGAATCTCTCGTAAGATTTGGATTTGTCGAACCAATTGTAGTCAATTCGGCACCGGGAAGAGAGAATGTAATCATCGGCGGGCATCAAAGGGTTAGAGTGGCAGAAAAAATAGGAATTCAGGAAATCCCAGTTGTGTATGTAAACATTCCCGATTTAAAAAAAGAGCAAGAATTAAATTTGAGGTTAAACAAAAATCTCGGACATTGGGATTATGATTTACTGGCCAATTTTGATGAAAATTTATTACAGGATGTTGGGTTTGAAACAGAAGAATTGGATGAAATTTTTGGCTTGGATATAGATGATGAATTTGATGTAGAAAAGGAGTTAGAAAAAGTTCTAAAAGACAAAGCAAAAAGAGTAAAAAATGGAGATATCTGGCAATTAGGAGAGCATAAATTGATTATTGGTGATGCAACAAAACAAGAAAACTGGAAAAAGGTCTTGGGGAACGAAAGATTTGATTTTCTTTTCACCGACCCGCCTTATAAGTTAGCTTACACGCAACGAGCGAGAAAAATAAAAACAAAAGAGGGGATGAAATTAAAAAAAGACAAAATTTATGAAAGTGTGGGAAAAACAAACAGTAAAGGAAGGTTTAAGGGATGGGTAAAAACTAAAAAGGGATTTGGTTATCGGTCACAAAGGAGTTATTTAGGGGTGGAGAGAAAAGGTGGAGTACCAGAATATGATGAATGGCTTTCAATAGCCAATGAATTTCAAAATCCAAAAGGAGCAAATGTAATGGTTTTTGAAAATTGGAAAAATACCGTACCACTTTGGCAGGCAATAGAAAAATATTGGAAAATTAGAAACATGATTATTTGGTGGTTGCCTAATAGACATCAAGGATTTAGTAGAGAATATTTATTTTTTAATAAATACGATATAGCACCGTTAACAGGTGAAGGAGTACTAAACGAAGAATATGAGGAAGAACTAGATAATTATTTAAGAGAAAGGGGACAAAAACTTTTAGATACTTATGAGATAATTTTATACGGACAACACGGAAAAAGTTATTGGGATAGGAGAAAAGGAAGCAAATGGGCAAAAGTTTCAGACCATATAACTTGGACAGCAGAAACAGAAAAATCAAGTGGACAAAATATAATTTTCGGCACAAAACCAATCCAGATTTTGGTCCCTTATATTAAAATCTTAAGCCCAAGGAATGGAATAGTAATGGATTGTTTTGCGGGTTCTGGTTCAACCATAATTGCCTGCGAAATTATGAAAAGAAAATGTCGGGCGATAGAAATAGAGCCAATTTACGGCGAAGTAATTTTAGCAAGATTTGAAAGATTTACTGGTCAAAAAGCGATAAAAATAGAAGGAAGCTAAATTTTAAAGGACACCAAAGCAACCACATTAAGCCACAACAAAAGATTGGAGGCTAAGTGGTATAAAACTATGGCTGAAGAAGAAACTCCAAAAAACTCCAAAAAAAGAGAGGATTTAAAAGGATTAAGGCATCCAACAGAATACGAAGAATTTATAATTTGGATGGCTTTACCCGAATTCTACCGAGTGCCAAAAACCCAACGGGAATTGGCTGAAAAGTTTGGAGTTGGTGAGGATACTTTATCAGAATGGAAACAAAGGGAAGGTTTTTGGGAAGCTGTCGAAAGAAAAAGAAAAGAGTGGGGGAAAGAAAGAACGCCGAATGTTATTCTCGGGCTTTACAGAAAAGCAGTCAGAGATGGAAATGCGGCCGAAGCAAAATTATGGCTACAATATTTTGAAGGATGGGCAGAGAAAGTTGGTGTAAAACACGAAATACCTAAAAGTTTAATGGACTTAATAGCCAATGTTCTTGAATCTGAAAAAAAATGAAATAAAAAAGTGGCAAGCCAAAATTAGGGAAGACCCTCTTTGGCATCAAAGAGAGATATTAAAAAGAACACTTTGGGAAAAAGAGGAAGAAATTCTATTGGCATTAAGAGATAATCCAGAGGTAGCAGTTAGAAGTTGCAATGCGTCTGGTAAAACTTTCACAGCTGCCGGAGCAGTCCATTGGTGGCTAATGGGATTTCCTTATTCAATCGTTATTACAACAGCTCCAACATTTCGGCAGGTTAAAGATATTCTGTGGCGTGAGATAAGAGCGGCAGTAGTTGGGAAGGGGTTTTATGATGAAGACAAAATCTTGGACACAAAAATAAGCATCAGGGACCGTTGGTTTGCCTTAGGATTATCTACTGACCAACCAGACCAGTTTCAAGGATTCCATTCACCTTACTTGTTAGCAGTAATAGATGAAGCCTCTGGAGTAGATGATGTTATCTTCGAAGCAATTGATGGACTTAAACCAAATAAGATTTTAGCGATTGGAAATCCCCTAAGAAATACTGGAAGGTTTGCCAAGATGTTTCAAGAACCAGGAGTGGTTAAAATTTCCATCTCGGCATTTGATACTCCAAACGTTAAAGCAGGCAAGATTATAATCCCTGGTTTAATAACTTTGGAAGATGTTGAGAAATTCAAACAAAGATATGGCGAAGATTCCGATGTTTATCGAGTTAGGGTTTTAGGAGAATTTCCAAAAGCCGAAGCTGAGAGTTTGATTTCAATTGATGACGTTGCCAAAGCAATGGCAAGGGAGGTCCAGGTTCTGCCACAATGGGAAAAAAAATTGGGGGTTGATGTCGCAAGATATGGAACGGATAGAACTGTTTTTATAGTGAGGCAAATGGAGAAAGTTTTAAGAAAAGAGGTTTTCACTCAACAAGAGACAATGGCAATCGCTGGCTTGGTTATTAAGATTGCAAAAGAAGAAGGGGTTAAACCAGAAAATATTTTTCTTGACGAAACAGGATTAGGAGCGGGAGTTGTTGATAGATTGAGGGAAGAAAATTGGAACGTTAACGGAGTAAATGTTGCCTCATCAGCCGAAGATGAAGAACACTACGCTAATTTAAGAGCAGAATTGGGATGGAAAATAAAAGAGTGGTTAAAAACTGCGCAATTGCCGAAAGATGACGATTTTTACGAGATGGTGAATATTAGATATAAGTTTAATTCCAAAGGACAGTTGCTTTTAGAATCAAAAGAAGACATGAAAAAGCGAGGGTTACCCTCCCCTGATGTATTCGACGCCCTGATGCTCACGTTTGCCAAACCAACAGGGCGCCGAGAGCCAGCTATGCTACAAGTTTATAGGGAAAACGCAGAAAAAATGCAAAAGAATCAACAGGGATTAACTATTTCAGAAATCCAGAAAGCTATTCGGGAAGGGAAAATATATGGCTGGTGGGAATAATTGATTTTTAAACTTAAGGAAGATAAGATAAAGATAGAATTAAATACGGCTGTCTACACTCATTGAGCCCTCGTAGGGGCGGTGTAGACAGCCGATGGTCGCAAGACATAAAACCCTGCGAGGGCTTTATGGTTAAGCGACTGAAAGGTCGGGTAACGAAAAAATGGAAACCAAAACAATGAATTTAAAAAAGGCACTCTTAACTAGTTTAGGGATATTTTTAGGAGGGTTGGCGTTTTTAATGTTTGGCATCTCCATTGATAATATGTGGGTTGGGTTTTTTGGTCTGGGTATAATGTTATCTTCACTATTGCCAATTGCAATATTTTTCTACCACATTGCAAAGAAAAAATTTGGAGCTCTAATGAAGTCTTCGAAAAGAGAAGCTTTAAACGAATCGTTGTCTCCACAAAATAAAAATGTGCCTAAAAAGCCCTTCTATAAAAAATGGTGGTTTTGGATATTTGTCGCTTATGTGCTGGGGTTTATTCAAATTAGTATCGATTATATCAAAAAAGGCGATTTTAGTAGTTTTTTCTATGGTTTATTCTGCTCCCTTTTTATTTTTTCGTTAATAGGACTAATCATAGGATTAAAGAAACCAACTAAGGTGATTTGGTGGAGTAGTAATGGGTCAAAAAAACAGGTTTTATTAACCTATGGAATAGCCACATTAATCTTTTTTATTCTTTTTTCAATTTTCGCACCATTTCCAAAAACTGAACAAGTGCAAAAAAACACACTAACTAAAACAGAAACTACGCAATCTCAAAAAAATGAACCACTAAGACAAAGTGGATATGTTTCAAAACAATCTGTGAACTGGACTGATAATATCCCTCAATGGGTAAAAGATAAGCTTACCTCAGAACAACTCAAAGAATTTATCAATGTAATTAACAAAAGTTCCCCAGAATTTCGCCAAACTTTCGTCTCAGATTATGCAAAGGAGTTAGCCCAACAGAACAAAATAATAGTTCTTGGTGTTTGGGCAAAATCATTAGGTTTGTCAATAAATTATCAAACGGACGATGCTTGGGAAATAGTAGAAATGATTAAAAGAAAAACTAACGACTTCGCTTATTATCGTGACGAAATAAAGTTCTTGGAATTTATTGTCACAGTCACAGACAAAATAGAAGGACAAAAAGAATATCAAAAGTTTTTAGAAAATCTTTTAAAGAATTTTTAATGAAAGTTAGATGCAATATAAAAGTTGAGCGTGCCAGCTTTTAGTCAGAAATGGCTCGGGGTGGCACGCTCACTCCGAGCCGTTTTTGGAAAAAATTATGAAAGCAGTTTTATTTGCCAGAGTAAGCTCAAGAGAACAAGAAGAAACTGGTTATTCTTTACCTGCTCAGGAAAAGCTCCTTAAAGAATACGCAGAAAGGAAGGGTTTTAAAATTGCTAAAATATTCTC